GATGTTACGGATTGTGTTACCTTAAGAACAGACGTTCTGGCTTTTCATTCATGGCATCTTCAGAACTTGTCCACCAAGCAACCATCTCTTCGGATTCCAGATATGGGATATTATCGAAGACTGGAGCAGATGCAAAGAAGATGTTTACCGATAAAGTGGTACCCATCTCAGTTAATTACCCGTTCTTTTTCAAACCGATACAGGACGGAATGGACCGTCCCAAAACCGAACTCGCCTATAGAGTACCCGCTTCCAAACTTACCCGACGAAAACTTGATTCCAATACCCAAACCGAAGAATTACAAGGATTGGATACGACGATCGACTGGAAGAACACCGGTGACAACTCATATGACGGTGAGAAACTCAAGATCCTCGCACACGACGAATCAGGCAAGTGGGAGCGTCCCGACAACATCCTCAACAACTGGCGTGTCACGAAAACAACATTAAGATTAGGTAGTAGAATAATAGGTAGATGCATGATGGGCTCAACCTCTAATGCACTCAACAAAGGAGGAGCTAATTTTAAACAATTATATGATGCATCAGATGTTACAAAAAGAAACCGTAATGGTCAGACTAACTCAGGATTATATAGTTTGTTCATACCTATGGAATGGAATTACGAAGGATACATCGATACTTATGGATTTCCTGTATTCGACACTCCAAAAAAACCCGTCAAAGGCATTGATGGATCCAAGATTCAGATCGGAGTTATCTCGCATTGGGAAAACGAAGTTGATGGCTTAAAAGATGATCAAGACGGTTTAAATGAATTTTATCGCCAGTTTCCAAGAACAGAGAAACATGCGTTTAGAGACGAGGCTAAGCAATCTTTATTTAATCTAACTAAACTTTATGAACAAATAGATTATAACGAAGACTTAAGAAATACAAATGTAGTAACACAAGGTAGTTTTCATTGGGAAAATGGTATTAAAGATACTAGGGTTATGTTTGCACCTAATAAAAATGGAAGATTTTTTATATCATGGATCCCGCCTGTACAATTACAAAATAAATATTTAATTAAAAATGGTATCAGATATCCAGGTAATGATCACACTGGCGCTTTTGGCTGTGACTCTTACGATATTTCCGGAACAGTAGATGGTAGAGGTTCCAATGGATCGCTTCATGGTTTAACTAAATTTTCAATGGAAGATGTTCCTCCTAATACTTTTTTCTTAGAATATATAGCAAGACCTCAAACAGCTGAGATGTTTTTTGAAGATGTTTTAATGGCTTTAGTTTTTTATGGTATGCCAATGTTAGCAGAAAATAATAAACCAAGGTTACTATATTACCTAAAAAGACGAGGATACAGGGGATATTCTATAAATAGGCCAGATAAAGTTTATAATAAATTATCTGTTACAGAAAGAGAAATAGGAGGAATTCCAAATTCAAGTGAAGACATTAAACAAGCACACGCTGCTGCTATTGAAGATTATATTGAAAATTTTATTGGTATAACTAATGAAGGATATGGAGATATGTATTTTCAAAGAACTTTAGAAGACTGGGCTAGATTTAATATAAATAATAGAACTCAGCATGATGCTTCAATTAGTTCTGGTTTAGCTATAATGGCTTGTAATAAAAATAGATATACACCTCATGCAAAAAGAACTATATCAAAACTTCCTTTAGGTTTTAAGAAATACAATAATGAAGGGGTAAATTCAAAAATAATGAAAATCAATGGTTAACATTAACTACAATAGCAGCTTTCCAGATCAGGTAGTACCTGAAGAAGAGAAAAGTTCTTTCGAATATGGTTTAGCAGTAGCTCAAGCTATTGAACACGAATGGTTTAGAAATAGTAGCGGTCAAAATAGATTTCTTGATAATTTTCAAAATTTTAATAGATTAAAATTATATGCTAGAGGTGAACAACCAGTACAAAAATATAAAGATGAATTAGCAATAAATGGGGATTTATCTTATCTTAATTTAGACTGGAAACCAATTCCTGTTTTATCTAAATTTGTAGATATAGTTGTTAATGGTATGACTGAAAGAGGTTATGAAATAAAAGCTTTTTCAATTGATCCTTTTGGTATGAAAGAAAGAACTGATTATGCGGCTGCAGTTTTAAGAGATATTCAAAATAAAACTGAAATTGATGAATTAACGCAATTAACAGGTAGAAATTACTATGCTTCTTCTGATCCAACAAATTTACCTGAAGATCCAGAAGAATTGGATTTATATATGCAACTTCGTTATAAGCCAAGTATTGAAATAGCTGAAGAAGAAATAATAGAAAAAGTATTAAATTATAATAAATTTGATCAAATAAAAAAAGAAATTGCCTATGATTTAACTGTTTTAGGTATTGGAGCTTGCAAAACTAATTTTAATTTATCCGAAGGCATAACCACAGAGTATGTAGATCCAGCAAATTTAGTTTGGTCTTATACCGATGATCCTAATTTTGAAGACTTATATTATGTTGGTGAAGTAAAAAATTTATCTTTACCAGAAGTTAAAAGACAATTTCCTAATTTAACTAATTCTGAATTAGAACAAATTCAAAAATACCCTGGAAGAAACTCTTATCAAACTAGTAATTATAGGCAAAGTCAACAAGACCAAGTGCAAGTACTATTTTTTGAATATAAAACATATCATGATCAAGTATTTAAAATAAAAGAAACAGAGCAAGGTTTAGAAAAAACATTACAAAAACCAGATTTCTGGAAACCACCTAAGAGTGATAATTTTAAAAGAGTTTCTAGGTCTATAGAAGTTTTATATACTGGTGCTAAGGTTTTAGGATTAGGTGACACTATGCTTGAATGGAAATTAGCAGAAAATATGACAAGACCTTTAGCTGATACTACTAAGGTTAATATGAATTACGTAATATCTGCACCAAGAATGTATCAAGGTCGTATAGAATCAATAGTAAGTAAAACAATTAGTTTTGCTGACATGATACAAATAACACATTTAAAATTACAACAAGTTCTAGCTCGAATAGTTCCAGACGGGGTTTATGTAGATGTTGATGGTTTAGCCGAGGTTGATCTTGGTAATGGAACAAACTATAATCCATCGGAAGCATTAAACATGTATTTTCAAACTGGTAGTATTGTAGGTAGATCTTTAACTCAAGACGGAGATCCTAACAGAGGTAAAATACCCATACAAGAATTACAAAGTTCTAATGGTATGTCTAAAGTTCAAGGAATGATACAAACTTATCAGTATTATCTTCAAATGATTAGAGACGTGACAGGATTAAATGAAGCTAGAGATGGTAGTATGCCAGATAAAGATTCTTTACTAGGTTTACAAAAATTAGCTGCAGCAAATTCAAATGTAGCAACAAGACACGTTTTACAATCACTTATGTATATGACTGTTAGAACTTGTGAAAACATTAGCTTAAGGGTTTCAGATATGTTAAATTTTCCATTAACTAAAGATGCTATGGTTAAGAGTATTAATACTTTTAATACTGCTACGCTAGTGGAAATAAAAAAACTTCATTTACACGACTTTGGAATATTTTTAGAATTAGAGCCGGATGAAGAAGAAAAAGCTCAATTAGAAAAAAGTATACAAGTAGCTTTACAGGCTGGTAATATTGGATTAGAAGATGCTATTGATCTTAGAAATGTATCTAATATAAAACTTGCTAATCAAGTATTAAAACAAAAACAAAGACAAAAAAAAGAAGCAGATAGAGCAGCTCAATTAGAAAATATAAAAGCTCAAGGTGAGGCAAATCAAAAAGCATCTGAAGCAGCTGCACTAGCAGAAGTTCAAAAAGAACAAGCAGTAGCTCAAACAAAAATACAAATTGAGCAAGCTAAAATTCAGTTTGAAATACAAAGAATGGAGCAAGAAGCAATTATTAAAAAACAATTAATGGCTGAAGAGTTTCAATATCAATTGCAATTAGCGCAAGCAGAACAAGAACGTCAAACAAATAGAGAGGCGGAAATAGAAGATCGTAAAGATAAAAGAACAAAAATACAAGCAACTCAACAAAGTGAGATGATCTCTCAAAGACAAAACGACACTTTACCTACAAACTTTGAATCAGAAAATGATTCATTAGGTGGATTTGGATTAGAACAATTCGGATCATAGTTTATTATTAATTTTATATTATCATATTATGTCAAAAAAAGAAGAAGTAAAAGAAGCAATACCTGCTAAACAAGAAGGTGATTTTAAAATAAAGTCAGCAAAAAAAATGAAAGATCTTAGTGAACCTCAAGGTCAAGAAACACATAAAGTAGTTTTAAATAAAAAAGACGAAGAAAAATATGCCATTCAAAGACAAGAAGCAAATGCAGGCAATGTGCATGTCAAAAAACAAGAAGACAAAGGCAGTGTGCAAGAAGTGGTTGAAGAAATACGGGCCACCAATGAAGATGCTGTTGAAAAGCAAGAGGTAGATTCGCCTATACAAGAAATAACTGATGAAACAGATAACACTAACAAGGATGGAGTGGCAGGAAGCGATGAAACTACCACTACCTTATCAGAACAAAAAGAAATATTACCGGAAGCTCAAACACAAAAGCTCCCTGAAAATATAGAAAAACTAGTTAAATTCATGGAAGAAACAGGTGGGAACGTGACAGATTATGCACGTTTAAATGCTGACTATAGTAAAGTAGATAGCGAAACACTTTTACATGAATATTACAAAGCAGCTAAACCACATCTTAATGGAGAAGAAAGAGGATTTATAATAGAAGACTCTTTTTCATTTGATGAGGAATTAGATGAAGCAAGGGAAGTTCGAAAGAAAAAACTTGCGTATAAAGAAGAGGTTGCAACAGCCAGGAACTTTTTAGAAAATCTTAAGCAAAAATACTACGACGAAATCAAGTTGAGGCCCGGCGTAACTAAAGATCAAAAAATAGCAAATGACTTTTACAACAACTACAATGAAGAACAAAAAGTAAATAAAGAAAAACACGACAGGTTCATTACTAAATCTAAAGAACTTTTAAACAATGATTTCAAAGGTTTTGATTTTAATGTAGGAGATAAAAAATTTAGATATAATATTAAAGACCCTGTTAATGTTGCCGATAGTCAAAGTAATATTTCAAATTTTATAGGAAAGTTTCTTAATAAAAAAGGCGAAGTAATTAAACACAAAGAATATCATAAAGCTTTATATACGGCACAGAATGCTGATACTTTAGCCCAGCATTTTTATGAACAAGGTAAAACTGATGCAATTAAAAATCAGCTAGCTAGTTCTAAAAATATAAGTACTCAACCTCGCAAAACTGTTGATGGTAATGTATTTGTTAATGGATTAAAAGTAAAAGCAATTAGTGGCCTTGATTCTTCAAAACTTAAAATTAAAAGAAAAACATTTAACTAAAAAAACAATAAATTATGTCGATTTTTCCACAATTTGGCTCAATAGTTCCTGCTCCTAACCAGCAACTACTAGCCAGTAACTACCTTCAATTTAATCAAGGTGGTGCTAATGCAAATGATTTTGCACAGCAATATTTACCAGAAGTATATGAACAAGAAGTAGAGCGTTATGGAAACAGAACGTTATCAGGATTCTTACGTATGGTAGGAGCAGAAATGCCTATGACTTCAGATCAAGTAATATGGTCAGAACAAAACAGATTACACATAGCATATGATGGTTGTGTAAGTAATCAAGTTAACGCTATTACTATTCCTGTGCCAACAGCACCGGGCGTAACAAGAAACGTTATAAGTCCAGGTCAAACTATAGTAATTTTAGATGACGCTGGTAACGAAGCTAAGGCTGTTGTTACTGCTTCAAACACTGCAACTGGTGTTTTAGCTGTTGCTCCATATTTAACAACTACTTTAGCCGCTTTAACTGCTACAGTTAAAATATTTGTATATGGTTCTGAATTTGTTAAAGGTGCAGGTACTGCAAACGCAGGCGCTGGAGCTTTAGTTCAGAATAATGCTTTACAGCCTCAAGTTACTATTAACCCAGCATTCACACAATTTTCTAACTCACCAGTTATTATTAGAAACGTTTACACAATAAACGGATCTGATATGGCACAAATCGGTTGGGTTGAAGTTGCTACTGAAGACGGTACTACTGGTTACTTATGGTATTTAAAAGCTGAATCTGAAACAAGATTACGTTTTGAAGACTATCTAGAAATGGTATGTGTTGAAGGTGAATTAGCAACTGCTGCTCTTGGTGCTGGTTCTGCTGTAAATGCAGGATTTAAAGGTACTCAAGGTTTATTCTCTGCAATTAGCACTAGAGGTAACGTTGAAGTAGGATTTGATGCAGGCGGAGGTCTTGATGACTTTGATGAAATACTTAAAAACCTTGACACACAAGGGGCAATTGAAGAAAATATGTTATTCCTACAAAGAGGAGTTTCATTAGACTTTGATAATATGTTATCACTTGTATCAGCTGGATCAGCTGGAGGTACTGCATATGGATTATTTGAAAACTCTGAAGAAATGGCATTGAATCTAGGATTCAGTGGTTTCCGTAGAGGATCTTATGATTTTTATAAGACTGACTGGAAATACTTAAATGACGCATCAACACGTGGTGCTATAGCTGGTGTTTCTTCTATCGAAGGTGTTTTAATTCCTGCTGGAACTTCAACAGTTTACGATCAGATCTTAGGTACTAACATCAGACGACCATTTTTACACGTACGTTATAGAGCTTCTCAAACAGAAGACAGACGTATGAAATCTTGGTTGACTGGTTCTGCTGGTGGTGCTATGACTTCAAATCTTGATGCTATGGAAGTAAATTTCCTATCTGAAAGATGTTTAGTTGTACAAGCTGCTAACAACTTTGTTTTATTCCAAGGAATTTAATATTCATGTAGAGATAAGGGTGTCATTGGCACCCTTACTTTACTTTTAACTATTTAATTATATCATATTATGAAAAAACAAACTACAATCCAATCAGATGGTTGGGAAATAAAAGATAGAACTTACCTTTTGCAAGGTGTACTATCTCCTTTAACTTATAGAATACCTTCAAAGCATACCCAAAGACAACCTTTGTTATGGTTTGATGAGATTAATAATGAACAAAAAGAATTAAGATACGCTACAAATCAAAATTCGCCATTTAAAGATGAACAAAAAGGCGAAGCAACTTTAGGTCATATAATATTTAAAGATGGTTCTTTAACAGTTTTAAAGAAAAATCAAGCATTACAAAAAATATTATCAATATATCATCCATTAAATAATATAAAATATAGAGAGTTTGATACTGTTGAAGTTGCTAAAGATGAACTAGTTGATTTAGAATTAGAAATAGATGCTTTAAACATTGCTAGAAATATTGATGTTGACCAAGCCGAGGCAATACTAAGAACAGAAATGGGCTCTAAGGTATCAGAGATGAGTTCTAAGGAAATCAAAAGAGATTTACTTATATTTGCTAAGTACGATGCTAAACTATTCTTAAACTTAGCTAAAGATGAAAATGTTCAACTTAGAAATTTTGCTATTAAAGCAACAGAGGCTGGAATAATAGTCTTAGATAATGATCAAAGAACGTTTAAATGGAAGTCAAATGGTAAAAAACTAATGACTGTTCCTTTTGATGAGCATCCATACTCAGCTATGGCTTCTTTCTTTAAAACAGATGAAGGTTTAGAAATATTTAAATCTATAGAGAAAAAGTTCTCTTAACATGTAATACTAATAGGGGAGGTGTAATGCCTCCTTTATTATAATAAAAATAACAAATGGCTATAAACGTAAACACTGTATATCAAACAGTTTTGCTAATATTAAATAAAGAACAGAGAGGTTATTTAACACCTACTGAATTTAACAATATTGGTAATCAAGTACAACTCGAAATATTTGAAAGGTATTTTGAAGATATGAACCAGCAATTACGTGTACCACAAACTAATACTGATTATGCTGATAGAGTAGAAAATCTTGATGAAAAATTAGCTATATTTAAAACTACAGGCGATGCTGTTCCTGCTTCAACAGCTAATGGATTAAATCCTTATTGGGTATTACCAAGTGTAGATATATATGGAAATGATGTATCTTCTACATCTGATACTCCTTTTTATAGACTAGGTACTGTTCTTTATAATAATGAAATACAATTACAAAGAGTTGATCGTTCAGATTATTATCATATAGATAAGTCTTTACTAACAAAACCTACAAAAACTTACCCTGTATATTTGTATGAAAATCAAAAATTATTTGTTAAACCAACTACAATAAATTCTGTTGGAGAAATACAAGTTGATTTTATTAGAAAACCTATAACTCCTATATGGGGTTTTACAGTAGGTTCTCTTGGACAATATCTATATAACTCTCAAGCTTTAACTACAAATAATACTACTGGTTCTGTTGATTTTGAAATTCATGAATCAGAGCAAACAAGTTTAATACTAAACATATTAATGTATGCTGGTATTGTAATAAGAGATCCACAAATAGTTCAAGGAGCTGCACAAGAAGTTGCTAAGCAATCACAAAACGAAAAAAGTTAATAAATTATGGCATATCCAACAGCACCAAATGGAGGATTAACAACCGAAACTAACGCTCAATATTATACTGGAACACAGGTAATACAAGCAGTAAATGTTGATGCTGCTACTGCTCAAACAGTATTTAAAGCAACGTTTAATACTGATCTTACTTTTGGTTCTAACGATCCAACAAATGCTTTATATAATAATAATAACTTTAGATTATATACTAGCGCAACTGGTGGTAACGGTACTTTTACAGAATTTGTAGGTACATATGCTATGAATAATAACACTATAACTTTTGGTAATGGTGTAGCCGCGGGTACTTTTGTTGTAATACAATTATTAAGTAAAGGTGGTGGAAATTTTGGAAACAAAGATGCATATGGCACCGTTGTAGAAGAAAACTACAATAGTTATTCTTATATAAAAGTAATGGATTTAGTTAATAACTTTTTAGTTGCATATGTAGGATCTGGTAAATTAATACCTAGCGTTCAAAAAACAGATATAATTTTTCATACAAAAAGAGCATTACAAGAATTTAGTTATGATACATTAAGAAGTATTCATTCTCAAGAACTTACTATACCACCTAGTCTCAGTTTACCATTACCACAAGATTATGTTAATTATGTTAATGTTTCTTGGATTGACGACGTTGGTGTTAAACATATAATATACCCTACTACTCTTACGTCTAATCCTTATACAAAACCTATACAGGATGCTCAAGGTATACCTACTCAAGATAGTGATGGCGTTAATATAACTGGTACATCTATAACCGAAGAAAGATGGGCGGAGCAAAATCCAGCAACTGTAAATGCAATAAGAGATGAAATAACAGGAAGATTAATTGCGGACGGTCTTTGGAGTGTTTACGGCTTTGGACTTGGAGGTTATGGCCAAAGATATGGTATGCAACCTGAAGTAGCTCAAGTAAATGGTTGGTTTACTATAAATGAAAGAGATGGTAGTATGTCTTTCTCTAGTGATTTAAAAGATAAAATAATTATATTAGAATATATTTCTGATGGTTTATCTTACGATCAAGACATGACAGTACCTAAACTTGCTGAAGAAGCCGTGTATGCTTATGTGTTATATGGTGTATTATCACATAGAGCCGGAACACCTGAGTATATAGTACAAAGATTAAAAAAAGAAAAAAGTGCTACCTTAAGAAATGCAAAAATAAGATTATCTAATATAAAATCTAATGAATTTGTACAAATAATGAGAGGTAAATCTAAATGGCTTAAATTTTAAATAAATGGCTGAAGTTAAAAATGCTTTTATAAAATCCAAAATGAATAAAGACCTGGATGCCAGGTTATTGCCAAATGGTGAGTATCGTGAAGGAATTAATATACAAGTAAGTAAATCAGAAGGTGCAGACGTGGGAGCGTTAGAAAATGTTTTAGGTAATGAACAACTTGTAGACTTTAGATTAACTAGTGGTTGTAATTGCTTATTAAAAACTATTGGAACATTTACTGATGGTGTTTCTAATAATATATATGTTTTTTTAACTGACTACACGGATACTAACTTTAAAACAGCAACAACATATAATAAAAATGCTTATAATTATATTTATGTTTATAATATATTAAATCAAGAAGCACAAATTTTAGCTAGTGGTTCTTTTTTAAATTTTTCTACAACTAATCCTATTATAAATGTAAATTTTTTAGAAGGTTTATTGTTTTGGACAGATAATAGAAATCAACCTAGAAAAATAAATATAAATAGAGCTATAGCAAATGCAACTAGTCAAGCTTCTAATGGTTATTATACTAAAGAAGATCAAATATCTGTAGCTACATATAATCCTTATGAACCAATAGAACTTTATTTTAAACAATGGGGATCAGCAATAATTGGATCAACAGCTGTTAACAACAGTACTATAATACAAATAAATAAAGATACTCTTATTGGTTTACCCACAATAGGTGCAACAGTGGCAACGGCCGCAGGCGCAGGTATTTCTGCTCCGTTTCCTACTATAACAGAATACGATCCAGCTACAGGCGTATTGACTATAAGTTCAGTTCAAACAATAGCCGCTGGCGTTCAATTAAAATTTTTTGTTGCAAGCGATTTTCAACTTAATAATGCTACTAATTATTCAAGCATGTTTGACGCCACTAGCAGATTTGCTCCAGATGGTGTCACTGATAATCCAACTTTCCAAACTCAAGGTCCTTTAACAGCTACATCTAAAAGTAATTATCCTGGTGATCCTGATTTCTTAGAAGATAAATTTGTAAGATTTAGTTATAGATTTAAATTTGATGATGGAGAAAATTCTATATTTGCACCATTTACACAACCAGCTTTTATACCTAAACAAGATGGTTATTTTTTAAGACCTACAGATCCTCTTGGTAATACAAAAGATGAAAACGCAGCATATAGAAGTACTATTGTTAATTTCATGGAGAACCAAGTTAATAATATTCTACTTCAAATACCATTACCTTGTGCTGCAAAAGACTTATATGATGAGTATAAAATTATAGAAATAGATATATTATACAAAGAATCAAATGGGTTAGCTGTTCAAGTTATTGATACTATACAAGTTGAAAGTTTTTCTAGTGCTATATTTACTGATCCTGTTATAATATATAATTATCAAGGAGAAAAACCTTATAAAACATTACCAGAAAAAGAATTAATAAGAGTATACGACAAAGTACCAGTAAAAGCTCTTGGTCAAGAAATAATAAGTAATAGAATAGTTTATAGTAATTTTCAAACTCAACACACTCCGCCTGAAGCATTAAACTATAATGTAGGTGTTACTAGAAAAAATACTTTTAATATTAGTGCACAAACTAGTGCTTTAAATCCACAACCTTCTATATATTATACTAGTGAAGTTGAGTATCCTCAACATACTGTAAAACAAAATAGAAACTATCAAGTAGGTATTTTATTGTCAGATAGGTTTGGAAGAACATCAACAACTCTATTATCATCAGCCGTATCTCAAGGTACTGTAGCGGGAGTAGCTTATGGTGGTTCTACTGTGTACGTACCTTATGCTCCTTTTCCAGGACTAGGTACTAACAATATATATAATTGGACTGGTGATTC